ATCGTCCTTTCTGGATGATGGAGATCGGTACTCGTTTTAAAACAACGAGTTTTACCCTTGCTTTTGGCAAAGGCAAGACAACCGGCTCAGCGTAAGCGGAGTCGATTAATAGTCACACCAACAGGAGTAATCATGTACCCAAGGTCGCGGTCCCAAGGAGTCTTCAAAGATGTCCTCTGCTCACACACGTCTGAAAATGAGACCTGTTCGTCTGGTCTCGTTTTCAATTTCGTGGATGCGCCAGTAGGTGTCAATGGAGAGGTCCGGGAAACCCACGACTTTGTTACGCCTGGTTATTCTAGGAGGTCTGCATCAGGAGAGATCATAAACAATCCCTTCAGGACTGCACTTGAGATACAAACGTGCTCTGGAAAATATCTCCAGGCTCGCACGGTTGCACCCTCTTGTACCGCCCCTTTGATGCACGCTGTATACGATTGGACAGGACCGGTAGCTTATTTCGATTTGAATTGGCCGCCGGGACGTCAACGTGTACATCGCCACCCCCTTATTTCGAATTCCGATATTCGGGATGCGAAAGCTGTTGCTGCTACTGCTGCGTGGTCGAAGAGTAATTCGCACTCTGCGGACGTCTTGGTTGACGTCGCTGAAATGCGCCAAACTCTAAATCTACTTAGGGACCCGATACAAAGTACGAGTATGCTTTTTAGGAAACTAAAATCCTTGAAGGCTGCTCGGAACGTATCAGGTCTCGACGTTATCGATTACGCAAACAGTTTGTGGCTACAATACCGCTTTGGGATTCGTCCCTTGGTGGCATCTGTAAATGGTGTTGTGAAGGCTTTGAGTTCTAAGAGGGAAAAACATCGTCAGACCCATAGGGGTTCTTACTCCTTAAAGTCTGATTCGTTCGTACCTGGCCATTATTCGGCCCCTAGTGTTACTCCCGTCAACTTCGACTATACGCTTGCCTATAAGGATGAAGTAATTATCCGTACTGGCTTGCTGATAGAAGAGGAGGTCGGATTCGCACAAGAACTTGGGGTGGATGCCAGCGGTTTGCTGGCTCTTCCTTGGGAACTTGTACCTTTCAGTTTTGTAGCTGATTGGTTTGCGAATACTAACACTTTTCTTAGTTCTCTTGTCCCTTACTTGACGACAAGCCCTCTGTCGACGTGGACAACTACTACTCGTCGCCTCTCGACTATTTTTAATGTCGTGGCGACGGGTATAACGCCTGCGTTTACAGTTACAAGGGATGCCGTAGAGACAAGGTCAGCGGTCTTTGTTGAAAAGACACGCGATCCGTCTCTTGGTATACCCACTATAGTACGAAAGCCCCAAGCGCTCGATAAAGTCTTCAATGACCTAAGAGCAATTGATGCCTTCGCACTGCTTCAGAAACAGTTTGCCCAAATTTTTATGCGCTAATCGGCGCACAGATTCGGATCGACTGCACCTCCTTCAATAAGAGGTGGCCATTAAGGAGCATTCCTGATGTCACTCGCAACTGGTTACAACGCAGACCGTTATGGTCTCGACACCATTGGGTATTCTGGCCCGGATAATGGCGTCTCTGTCAAGGATATGTATATCCTCGGTCGAGTCGCCCCCAAGCCTACCACGGTGTTTTCTGGCGTTGGACGTTCGTCAATCAAATTCACCAGGACGATGGAATTGGGTGGATCGCTTACGCCTATTGGCGATGCGATCCTTTCAACCAATTTCTCAATCCCGGTTGGAGCTGATGAAGCGGAAGTCCTCGCTTTGCTCGCTGCGTACGCCGCTGTTTTGGCAAGCGCTAATGTCCAGACTCTGGTTACGGATCTCAAGATCACTTACTAGAGGCCTCAGGGTTCTTGCTCGAGAGAGTAGGAACCTTGAGCCCGGATCGTACTTCTTCCCTTGGAAGGAGATAGTTGTCACGGTGGTCTTGGTGATGGCGGTTGTTTTCGTCATCAACTCGATCCTCGAGCACCTTCTTCTTGCTTGGGTTGCAGTAATTCGGGTTTTCCTCTAGTATGACCAAGAGATTCGGCTGTAGTCTGGGCGTCCCCTTATTTAGAATATCTTTGTAGGGGGCGAGCTTACTCACTTAGGAGAATGTAATGTTCCCCAAAAAGAGCAGGATGAAGCGTGAGCTTCAGAAGCTTGACGGTAATCTTGGTAAGATCGCCTGGAAAACATACCAGACGGTCCTATCCAAGGTATTGATGGACTACCCTATCGAACTGCAGAACAAGGTCAATGGCCTTTTACGGGCTAAAGATTTTGCAATGCTACTCGAATGGGTTGACACGTTTGAAAAAGCGTCTCTCGCAGCTAAGCAAGAGAGTGTTGCTTGTAAAAGAGCAACGAGTCAGTTGACCGCACTCATTAAGAAGTACCCCTTTCCACAAGAAGACCTGGCGATTTCTGCCCGGGCACTCGCGTGGAAGAAGTTCCTACTTGCTGAAAAGCGTTGTAGGAGGTACAATCTTAAGTACCGAAGAGACAGACTTCTGTCTCGATGGGAGCCTCATGGGGACGTCCTTCACAGGATGTCCTCTTATATTAGTCACGTATTGGGTTTTTCACCCGATATGCGGCTCGTATTTGAGGGGTGCGGCTTCGGTCCAGGGGCGTCAATAGGGGTGCACGGGCAAACCAACCTAGGCAGGAAATTACTTGCCGAAAAGTGGACCTGTACACCTTCTGCCCTACGATATGTCATCCCGGCCTTGGCGGAGGATCAGCACATATGGGAGCTTTTGCTCCCAAAACGTTCTGATCTTATCTGTCTAGACCCTCTCGAGTTTCGAAAGGAGCTCGCGAATAAGGTGACATTCGTCAACCACAACAAAATCGTTTTTGTTCCAAAGACTACACTAGTTGATCGAACTATTGCGGTCGAACCGTTATTGAACGGCTACGTGCAGAAAGGAGTAGACGCTTATATGCGTTCGCTCCTCAAGCGTGTAGGAATTGATCTCTCAGACCAATCGAGAAATCAACGCGCGGCCTATCTAGGATCTCTAGACTCGGTCGATCCGTTCGTAACTATAGATCTAAGCTCTGCCTCCGATAGTATTTCTACGGATGTAGTGCGTAGGATACTGCCCCCAGACTGGTTCGATTTATTGAATAGTCTGAGGAGTCAGTATTACGAACTTGACGGCGTGGTACTACCGTATAACAAGTTCGTGTCTATGGGTAACGGCTTCTGCTTCCCTTTAGAAACGCTTATTTTTGCGTCTGTTTGTGCGACGTTTTCGAAGCCAGGCAGCTTTGCTGTTTATGGCGACGATATAGTCGTTCGGCAGTCCGTGTCGAAGCAAGTTTTGCTAACCTTGCGTAGACTTGGATTCAGACACAACCCCTCAAAAACCTTCCTAGATGGAACGTTTAGAGAGTCTTGTGGAGCAGATTGGGTAGAAGGGCAGGATGTCCGCCCATTAACGCTTGATAAGCCTTTGGACACCGTCCAAGAGCTCGTCAAGTTTCATAACATGTCTTTGCGAAAGGACTTTTGGTCCGACCGTTTCTTTTCGGTACGAGAGTACCTCAGAGAGCTCGTTCCTTGGGAGTACCGGTTGTGTCGCCCTTACAAGGGCGAAATTTCCGGTGCTTTTGAGGTCGAGATGGACATGTTCCAATCTTCAATTGCTTCTAGTTGGGACAGAGATGTCCAAGCTTGGAAGTGGTTGGAAGTTGGCTCGGAAGGAGTTGGTGATAACCTCCCTTTTCGAGATTCACGGTATGATACCGTGTTAATGATGGCCGCTGTGAGGGGTTCCCCCTCTCATAAGCCATTTTCTACTCGTCGAAAGACGAAACAAACCGTACGAGTAAAATCGTACGCGGGAGCGCATTCGACATGGCTTCCGCCAACTACGACTCTTTAGCTTGAGTCGGTGTTGGGCTTGACTGCCTCCCCATTTAGTACGGTGGCGAGGTAAGTCAGAGGAGAGGTAAAAC